CCACAGTACCTAACTGAATTGGCAGCACCATACGCCCGTGCAGGTCGCCCAACAGCAGACATTGCAAACAAGCATCAACTTCCATCAGCAGGTCTTACGATCTCGCTGAGCAAGATCACAACTGGTTCATCTGTCGCATCACAGACCGAAAAGGCATCTGTATCTGAAACGAACATGGATGACACCAAGTTGGATATCAGCGTGAACACTTATGCAGGTCAGCAGACCGTAACCCGTCAGGCTCTTGAGCGTGGAACAAACATTGACACCCTCGTTATGAACGATCTTGTCCGTGCATACCACACCTCATTGAACACTGCCGTTGTTGCTGAATTGTTGGCATCTGCAGGTCAGTCAGTCACTTACACTGACGCATCACCAACCGTTCCAGAGTTGTATCCGAAATTGTTGGATGCCATTCAGAAGGTTCAGACCACTTTCTTTGGTGGTCCAAATGTGATCATTATGCACCCACGCCGTTTGGCTTGGATTCTTGCAGCCTTGGATTCACAGAATCGCCCTCTGGCAGTTCCAACTCCATACGCTATGAACGCAGTAGCAGTTGGCAATGGTTCAGTTCAGTACGGCAACAGTGGTTATTCAATCGCAGGTTTGCCAGTTGTAACTGATGCAACCGTTTCGGTAGCACAAGGCTCAGGCACGAACCAAGACACCATCTATGTTGGTAACGCACAAGAGTTGCACCTGTGGGAACAGGGCAACGGCGATCCAATGATGTTGCGCTTTGAGCAACCATCAGCAGCCAAGTTGGAAGTGCTTGCAGTTGTGTACGGATATGCAGCGTTCACTGCAAACCGTTACCCAAATGCTTTCGCACAGATCAACGGAACGGGATTGGTAACTCCAACCTTCTAAAGCCGATAACTACAGTTCGGATTAGAACCGAAAGACCGCCAGCATCTAGAAAGGTGTTGGCGGTCTTTCTATTTTTACGGTGTATGATCGGCAACATGAATAAACAAATTGAAGCACTATTGATTGAGCGTGCAGGATATGTTGTGCGCAAAAAGGCTGACCGTGTAAAGGCTGTAGATGAGGCTTTGCGTGCATTTGGTTATGAAGCCAAAACTGTTGCACAAGAAATTGAAACAGCAAGCATTGAGCCAGATGCAGAGCGTGCTATTCGTAAGGCTGCACCTAAGCGCAAGGCATAATCAATGGCAATAACTAACGGCTATTGCACGCTTGCAGATGTTAAGGCTGCATTGCGTTTAACTGACAGCGTGGATGATTCTTTAATTGAGAACGCCATTAGTTCTGCTTCACGCCGAATAGACGGTTACACAGGCAGATTCTTTTACAAGACTGCCAGCACTGCTATCACCATGTTTCCTTACAACGAATACATCATTCGTTTCCCTTATGATGTTGCAAACACCACTGTGACCATCAAAACGGACACTGCTGGTGATGGAAGTTATGCAACCACATTGGTGCGAGGAACTGATTACACGCTTGAACCAACTTCTGCACCTATCTTGGGGCATCCGTTTCAATATGCCAGAGGTATTGGTGCAGCAACATTCCCAATCTATTACTCACCTGCCGTTGAATCCGTGCAGGTCACAGCGCAATGGGGTTGGGATGCTGTTCCAGATGATGTGAAACAGGCTTGTGTGCTTCTTTCAATGCGCCAGTTTGCTCGTCTAAACGCAGCACTTGGTGTTGTGGGCTTTGCTGATATGGCTATAAATGTTCGTGCTGTTGATCCAGATGTGCGTGATCTGCTTTCGCCATATATAAAGTTTGGCATTGCCTAATGTCAGCAACCATTTCACAGATGTGTTCTGGTCTGGCAACCAATCTTGCAACCGTTTCAGGTTTGCGCACATCTGCTTATCAGCCTGAACAGTTGAATCCTCCGTGTGCGTTCCCTGTTCTCAACTCCGTCACATATCATGCTGCTTTTGGTGGTGGAGATTTTGTTGCAGATTTTACTGTGTATGTGATTGTTGGGCGTTGGACAGATCGCACAGCACAAGCGTTACTGGATGAGATGCTTTCGTATTCTGGAAGCAAAAGCATTAGGGCTGCACTTGAATCTGATCTGACGCTTGGTGGAACATCCTCAACTTTAGTAGTATCCTCAGCAGCAAGCATCAGTAGCGTTAATGCTGCGGATGCAGAGTTTTTACAAATCCAGTTCACCGTTACAGTTCACGGATAGGAAACAACATGGCACAATTCAAGATTCTTAGCGATAACTTCGCATTTGGCGCAGCAGGAGAAACCGTATCTGAGGAAGTTTTGGATGGGTGTAATATTGTTGCACTGGTTGAAGGTGGACATATCACAGAAGTCAGTGGCAAAGTTAAAGCCGAAAAAGAAACGGATAAATAATCATGGCTGTTCAGGTTCTCACTAACGCAAGCATCACAGTCGGTTCAACCGATCTAAGTTCATACGCAAACAGCGTTTCACTTCACTATGAAGTGGATCAAGTTGAGGCAACAGCATTTGGTGGAAACCACTCTTTCATTGGTGGTTTGCAGAACAACAGTTGTGAAATTACTTTCAACCAAGATTATGCAGCAACAAAAGTTGAAGCAACCGTTTTCCCATTAGTCGGCACACAGGTTTCAAGCATTGTGATTATTCCTGTGAACGCTGCTGTTTCGGCAACTAACCCTCGCTACACACTTTCAAATGCTTACCTTGCAGCACACACACCTGTCGCTGGTAAGGTCGGCGAATTGGTAACAACAACACTCACCTTTACTGGTGGAACTCTTGTCAAGGCAAGCGTTTAATTTTTAAGGAAACATCATGGCTGTTCTTGCATTAACCAACGCATACATTTCGGTGAACGGAGTTGTGCTTTCAGATCACGGCAATAGCGTTTCTGTGCATTATGAAATTGACCAAGTTGAGACAACTACTTTTGGTTCAAGCGGTCACACCTTCACGGGTGGTCTGCAAAACAACAGCATTGAAATTGCGTTCAATCAGGACTATGCAGCATCCAATGTTGAGGCAACAATTTTCCCGTTGGTTGGAACTACAACTACGGTGATCATCAAACCAAACGGTTCTACAACTGGTGCAACTAACCCTTCATACACTGTGAGTGGCGCATACCTTGCAGCACATACACCTGTTGCTGGCAAAGTCGGAGAACTTGTTACCACCACGCTTTCATTCACTGGTGGAACAATGGCTAAGGCATTATCGTAATCTAATCAAATAAACAACTAGAAGGAGACAGCAATGAAAATTGCATTGACAGTTGAGTTCACAGACGGCACAAAAAAAGATGTTGATGCTGTGTTTGCAGATTTTGTGGGCTTTGAGCGCACATGGTCACGCAGTGTCACAAAATTTGAACAAGAACTTCGCTTAACAGATTTGGCTTGGCTTGCATGGTCAGGGCTTACACGCACAGGTGAAACAGCATTGAAGTTTGATCCAGAGTGGATTCGTACCGTATCGCAGGTTTTGACCCGTGAGGATGAACCAATTTTGGGTGCTGATATCCCTTTAGAGGACAAGAACGACTAGGTGAGGATTCAGCGCATTGGCTGATTGTGCATCTTGCACATGAGTTCCACATTGCGCCTAGCGTTCTAATCAATGAGGATGAGGAGATGCTTAACACTATGTTGCGCTATCTCAAATGGCTTGGTAAGCAAATGAGAAAGCAGCACAGGTAGTAACATCTGCTTTCTATGAGCGCAGATATGACTACAAAGATTGTTGGTTTGCGTGAAACAGTTACAGCCTTGCGTAAATATGATCCTGATGCTCTAAAGGCTTTGCAGAAGGACATGAAGGGCAGGTTGCGCCCGTTGGCTGTTGCTGTTGGAAATTCTTTCCCAAAAGTGCCACCATCACTTCACGGCGATATGCACTGGGTTGGAACGGGCAGATATAAAGGCAAAGCACGCTCACCTAAATGGGATGGGCTTGCTCAAACCCGTGTGATTATTTCTAGTAGTACTGGTAAGCGTTCTTTTGCTCGTGTTCAACAAATGTCACCATCTGGTGCAGTGTTTGACAGTGCAAAGAAATCTGATACAAACGGTTTCATTCAAGCATTGGATTATGCTGCCAACAGTATTGCTTCAGGCAAAAAGACCCGATCCCGTGTCATGTTCCCTTCAACTCAAAAGCATCTACCAATGATTGAAACAGAAGTTGAGATAATCTTGGCAAAACTTGATGCCGAAATTGAGAGAAAGTTGAGTACCTACAAATGAGTGTTGGCGTAAACA